AGCGATGACGCGCTGCTGCGCAATCACGTTGCGGTCGCACGCCAGTACCACGCACTTGCCGACCAGCTGAGTGCGCTGCTGTGCAGCCTCGGCAGCCAACGCGGCATCACCATCAATGGCGCCGCGCCGGCAGCACCCGCCGACTGCGGCAGCGGCGCCACTCCCACGCACTGAGCCTGCCGGATACGGCCACGCCTGCAATGCCACCCCACCACGGTGATGGCAACACTGGCAGCAGACCGCGCGCGCCACACAGGCCACACCCTTCTTCCCTTCCCTGCATGAGCTGACATGGCGAACGATCCCTTCCCTCCCACGCTCGATCCGCTGATTGCCGCGATCGAAGCCGCAATCCGCGCACGCTTTCCGGGGTTTGCAAGCGTCGAGTTCCATCGCGATGCCAACGCTGAGGGCATGCCCCTGCCGGCCTGCCTGCTGGCGATGACCCGCTGTGACCGCAGCAGGGACAACAATGACGGCAGTGGCCTTCTGCAGGCCACCCTGCGCTTCGAAGCACGCATTGCGCTGCCGGCGACCGAAGCAGACACGGCCATTCAGCTGCGCAACGCGGCCCTCGCCCTGGCCACCTGGCTGCACCAGCTCGGCCGCTTTCCCGGCGTGGCCAGTGGTGCGATCGATGTGATCGCAGCCTTGCCAGAAGACCCCGCGGCGGCACAGCCGGGCCTGCGCACCTGGATCGTTGAGTGGTCACTGCCGGTCGCGCTGGGCGACAACCGCTGGGACGACACTGGCGGCGTAGTGCCGCAGGCGTCCTACAGCTTCGCGCCGGAGATCGGCCGCATCCATGAGTCCCGCTACCAGCCGTTGCCGGAGCGCGCACCATGAGCGCCGAACATGCGCGGTTGATCGGCAACCTGCTGATGATCGGTGTGGTACGCGAACTGGACGGGGCAAACGGACGCGTTCGCGTCGATGCCGACGGCATGCTGACCGACTGGATTCCGTGGCTGGAACGCCGTGCGGGACCGGGCGTACGCACCTGGTGCGCACCCGAACCCGGCGAGCAGGTCGTACTGGCGTGCCCCTATGGCGACCCGGGCCAGGCGCTGGTACTCGGCAGCCTGTACCAGGACCGTTTTCCGCCGCCGGCCGACTCGCGCCTGCGGCAGTGCACCGAGTTCGCCGACGGCAGCATCGTCGAGTACGACCAGGAAACCACCACGCTCAACGTCCATGTCGGCAGCGGCAAGGTCATTGTCACCTGCGCGAATGCACAGGTGATCGCCAGCGAATCGATCGTGCTCGATACACCCTCGATCAAGGCGACCGGCGATCTGGATGTCAGCGGCGCGATCAGCGCCGGCAAGGACATCAGCACACCAAGCGAGATCAAGGCCGGTGCCATCGGGCTGAAGGCACACACGCACACCGCGCAGGGCCCAACCGCCCCGACCACGCCGGCGCAGGCCTGAGCGGCCACGCCTGCAATGCCCTGAAAACCCGCACTCCACGACGATAGAGGCCATGCGAGGAATCGACGCCAACACCGGCAAATCACTGGATGGGCTCGCCCATCTGCAACAGTCCGTGCGTGACATTCTCACCACGCCCCTTGGCTCCCGCGTGCTGCGTCGCGAATACGGTTCACGCGTGTTTGAACTGATCGATGCGCCGACCAACCGCTCGCTGCGCATGGACCTGATTGCGGCCACCGTCGACGCGCTCGCGCGATGGGAACCGCGTCTCCACGTCGAGAACGTCGACGTCTCCCTCCCCGCCCCCGGCGTGATGATCCTGGCAGTGACCGGGATCCACCTGCCGGACGGCGAGGCCATCACCATCGAAGGAATCGAGGTTCGCTAACCGTGGCATCCGGCTCGTTCACCAGTGTCAATCTATCCCAGCTGCCTGCCCCGGCGGTCATCGAAGTGCTCGATTTCGAAGCCATGTTCGATGAATCGCTGACCGCGCTGCAGGCCCTGGATCCCACCTTCGACGCGCTGCTGCCGTCGGACCCGGCCTTCAAGATCCTCGAGGTCTGCACCTACCTGCGCCTGCTCGATCGCCAGCGTGTCAACGACGCAGCGCGCGGCGTGATGCTGGCTTATGCCGGTGGCAGCGGCCTGGACCACCTCGCCGCGATCTTCGGCGTCGTCCGCCAGGTGCTCGACCCGGGCAAACCGCAGGAAGGCATTCCACCGCGATATGAAAGCGATGAGGACTTCCGCCGCCGCATCCAGCTGGGCCCGGAAGGGTTCAGCGTGGCAGGACCGGAAGGTGCCTATGTATTCCATGCCCTGAGCGCGGACCCGCGGGCGCTCGACGCCAGTGCGACCAGTCCAGATCCTGGCGAAGTGGTGGTCTCGGTGCTGTCGCGCGAAGCGGATGGAACCGCCAGCCAGGGCCTGCTCGACATCGTCGAGGCGAAGCTGAGCGCGGACGACGTGCGACCGCTGACCGACCATGTGTCGGTAAAGTCGGCCACGATCATCAACTACACCGTTGACGCTACGCTCTTTACCTTCGCCGGTCCCGACTCCCAAGTGGTTCTGGCTGAAGCACGCACCCGCCTGGACCGCTACATCAGCGAATCGCACCGGCTCGGCCGCGACGTCACCCGTTCGGGTCTGTTCGCCGCCCTTCACGCCGAGGGCGTGCAGCGTGTGGAGATCAGCAGCCCTGCGACGGACATCGTCGTCGATCGTACGCAGGCCACGTACTGCACCCACATCACACTGATGCATGGCGGCAACGATGAGTGACGCCACCACCCGCGTGATCAGCGCGCGCCTGCGCGGCGCCATCGATGGGCGGAACCGTACCTTCCGTCATCCCGGGGGTGCACTGGCGACCTTGCAGGCGGTGTACCGCATCGACGAGCAAGGGCGGCAGCGCTTGCCTGATGCTGTGATCAGCGGCGCCACGGCCACTCTGTCGGCCGCACCAGCACCCGGCATGCTGATCGAGGGTGACGCACGGATCGTGGTTCGAGCCGACCACGCTGTGCTGCCCCCAAATGCCACCCACGCCGAACGTGGTTTGGCTCGCGCCATCGTCGCTCGCCCGCTGCCGGTGGACATCACCGCACTGTGGGACGCCGACCGCTGTCCAGCCGCCCTGCTGCCTTGGCTTGCCTGGGCCTTGTCCGTAGATGAATGGAAGGCCTACTGGCCGGAGACAGTGAAGCGAGCGCGCGTACGCACCGCGATCGCCATCCAGCGCCGCAAGGGAACCTGGGGCAGCGTGCGCGATGTCGTCGCCGCTTTTGGTGGCTCGATCCTGATCCGTGAATGGTGGGAAACGCAGCCGCAGGGCGCGCCACACACATTCGAAGCGGTGATGACCATCGCCAATCAGGGCGGCGAAACCGCCACCGCCAAGTTCGTCGACGATGTGATCGGAGAGATCACCCGGACCAAGCCGGTGCGCTCGCATTTCACCTTCACCCAGGGCATGCAGTCCGACGCCACTGTCGGTGCGCTCGCGAGTTCCCATGTCACGGCATTTCGCCGCATCCAACTGATCGGAGAGTAATTCCCGCATGCGCTTGAAAATCACCGACGCTGGCTTCGCCAAGCTGGTCAACACGTCGAACACCGGCACCAACGCCGTCCTGGTCACGCAAGTCGGCCTGACGTCCACCGCCTTCACACCTTTGCCGGAGCTAACGACGCTTCCTGGTGAAATCAAGCGCCTGGCGACGTTCGGCGGCCAAGCAGTAGGCGACGACACCGTACACGTCACCATCCGCGATGACACTGTTTCCGCGTACAGCCTACGCGGCTTCGGCCTTTACCTGGCTGACGGCACCCTGTTCGCCACTTATGGCCAAGCCGATCCGATCATGGAGAAGACGTCCGAATCGATGTTGCTGCTGGCAACCGATACCCGCTTCAGCGAGATCGACGCCACGCAGATCCAATTCGGAAACGCGGAATTCATCTACCCCCCTGCAACCACTGAGGTACGGGGCGTGGTCGAGCTGGCCACCAGCAGCGAAGCCGAAGAAGGCGCGGACAGCGAGCGCGCCATCACGCCGCGCGGCCTGCGCGCCTTCATCGACAAGCGTTTCGGTGCATCTGCGCCGAGCACGTTCGTGCGCACCTTGTTGTCGATCGCCACCGATGCTGCATTCCGATCGGCGCTAGGCCTGAAGTCCGCGGCACTGAAAGACGAGGGTGCCGACAAGGGTCTCGATGCCGATCTGCTCGATGGCCGCCATGGCACTCATTACCTGGACTGGCGAAACATGACCGGCGTTCCGTCCAGTGTGCACGTGCCCGGCCAGGTGATCATGTTCGCGGGCTCCGCCGCCCCCAACGGGATGCTGCTGTGCAATGGCGCTGCTGTGCCACGTGCCACGTATCCTGCGTTGTTCGCCGCCATCGGTACACGATATGGATCCGGCGATGGCACGACGAGCTTCAATCTTCCGCTGATCCGCGAAGGTACGGTCGTTGTGCAAACGACTGAACCACAATCGGTTGGTACATTCACAACGGGCGCTGTCATCGCCCACGCGCATACGGGCTCGACCGAGAATGCTGGGCTGCACGGTCACGCCCTGACCATCGGGAATGCGGGTGGTCACGCCCATGGCGCCAGTGCCAGCGCTGTCGGCGACCATGCTCATGGAGCGTGGACCGACGCGCAGGGAAGCCACAACCACGGCGTGAACGACCCTGGGCATTCCCACACCTGGAATGGTCCGGCGTCCGGCGGCAGCGGTGGATGGGCCGCAGCCACGGGTGCACGCCCCAACCCTACCGGCACCAGCCACAACGGTACAGGCATCTGGCTCAACGATGCGGGCGGTCATGGGCACAACATCGGTATGAACGGCGCCGGAGCACACACCCACTCGATCTCGGTCGCCGCAGTTGGTGACCACAGCCACCCTGCTTCCGTCTCGAACGGCGGCGAACACAGCCACGCCGTGAATGTCAGGCCCACCGGCGGCGACACAAACCTGCCCGCCGGTCTTCGAATGATCTATTGCATTGCTTACTGAGGACACACGATTGTTTACCGAATCGCGCTTTGCACACGCCTATGATCCGCTGACACGCGCGTATATGGGTGCAGTGAAACTACAGCCCTCGCCGGACGGCCGCTGGCATCTTCCGGAGTACACCGTGGAAGCGGCGCCACAACTTCCCGCTGGCGAGTATCGGTCGTTCCGCCTGAGTGACGATGGCAGCCACTGGGAGCAGGTCCCTGATTTCCGCAACCGGATGCTCTGGAACACGGTCACATCTGCAGTAGTGCCCAATCGCCTGGCGCTGGGTGACAGCCTGCCCCCGGAAGTGACGCTGTCCGCTCCCCATCCGCTGATGAGCGGGGATACCCACTTCAATGCCTGGAACGCAGAAGCCCGGCGCTGGGAGCTGAAACCCGACTACAGCAACCGTCCGCTGTGGAACCGGATCGACGGCAGCCTCGCCGCGCCACTCGCTCGTGGCGAAACCCTTCCTCCCAGTGTCATTGACCGGGCACCGCCCGCTGATCGCACCGGCCCAATCACTTACGACGAAGCTACCGCAAGCTGGGTAAGCGTCACTGCATCCGACTCCACACTCACAGTACCGGCGCAAACGTGATCCCGGACCACGGCTGCAATTATCCCAGCCGCGCCCAGGTACGAACATGTCCCCATGCGGCACAGGTCGTGACCGCAGCACCCACTCAACCAAGGAAAAAACAACGCATGGCCGAATTTCTGCATGGCGTGCAGGTCGTCAACATTGATGGTGGCTCCCGCTCGATCGCCGTTGCCTCGAGCAGCGTCATCGGCATCGTGGGTACCGCGCCCCGCGCCGACAAGATCGCCTTCCCGTACAACACTCCCGTCCTGGTAACCTCGCGTTCGCAGGCAGCCAAGCTGCTCACCAACGCCGCCACCGAAGTGGATGACGGCACCCTACCGGGCCAACTCGACGCCATCTTCGACCAGTCCAACGCCGTCGTCGTCGTCGTCCGTATCGAGAAGGGCGCCACCGAGAACGACACTCTGGCCAATGTGCTGGGCGGCGTAGACCCGCAAACCGGTGCCTACACCGGCGTACATGCCCTGCTGGCGGCCAAGTCGGTGGTGGGCATCAAGCCACGCATCCTGGCGGTGCCGGGCTTCACCCACACCCACGAAAAGCGTGACACCGAGCTGCTCGCCAACCCGGTTGTATCCGAACTGCTCGGCATCGCCGACAAGCTGCGCGCTGTGATCATCAAGGACGGCCCGAACAGCAACGACGACGCTGCCAAGTCCACCGCCGCCCTGACCGGCTCCAAGCGTGTCTATGTGGTCGACCCGGCGCTGCTGGTGCAGTCCGGTGATGCCATCGTCACCCGCTACGCCTCCGGTGCCGTGGCCGGTGCCATCGCCCGCAGCGACAACGAGCGCGGCTGGTGGGTTTCGCCGTCGAACCTGGAACTCAACGGCGTGGTCGGTACCGCGCGTGCGATCGACTTCGGCCTGTCTGACGCGACCAGCCGCGCCAACCTGCTGAACCAGGCCAACGTGGCGACCGTCATCCGCGAAGGGGGCTTCCGCCTCTGGGGCAACCGCACCACCAGCGCCGATCCGAAGTGGCAGTTCCTGTGCGTGGTGCGCACCGCCGACATCATTGCCGACAGCCTCGAGGCTGCGCATCTGTGGGCTGTCGACCGCGGCATCAGCAAGACCTACGTCGATGACGTGCGCGAGGGCGTCAATGCCTTCCTGCGCGGCCTGAAGACCCAGGGCGCGATTCTCGGCGGCAATTGCTGGATCGACCCCGAACTGAACGCAGCGGACAGCGTGGCCCAGGGCCGCTTCTACTGGGACTTCGACTTCACGCCGACCTACCCGGGCGAGCAGCTGACCTTCCGCATGCACATGAATAACAACTACGTCTCGGAGATCTTCTAAGCATGGCACGCAAGATCCGTAAGAACTTCAACTTCTACGTCGACGGCAAGGGTTATGCCGGCAGCGTGATGTCCTTCACCGCTCCCAAGCTGTCGCTGAAGACCGAGGACTTCCAGGCCGGCGGCATGCTGGCCCCGACCGAGATCGTGCTCGGCCATGAAAAGCTGACGGCCGATGTCGAGTTCGCCTCGGACGACGCGGAGATCATGAGCAAATTCCACGTCATCGAAAGCAAGGAATACGGCTTCACCGCCCGCGAAGCACTGGAAGGCGATGACGGCGAAGTGACCCAGGTCGTGCACAACATGCGCGGCAAGGTGAAGCTGCTGGACCGCGGCGAAACCAAGGTCGGCGAGAAGGGCACGATCAAGGTCAGCCTGGCGCTGAGCTACTACAAGCTGACCCATGGCGCTCAGGTCGTGCAGGAGATCGACGTGGTCAACATGATCGCACGCCAGGGCGGCGTGGACGTGCTGGCCGGCATCCGCGGCGCGCTGGGCATCTGAGCCCTCGCCGCACCGAACAACCCGGGGGTGCCACGCGCCCCCGGATCCATCGCACTACATCGAACCCGAGAAACGCATCCATGTCCAGCAAGACCAAGACCCCCACCGACGCCGTCGTCGAGCGCGATGGCTTCGCCGAGATCACCCTTACCCGACCGCGCGAGGTCAACGGCATGGAGACCGCCGTGCTTCGCATGCGCGAGCCGACCGTGGAAGACATGGAGCGCTACCAGGATGACAAGGGTAGCGACGCACAACGCGAGGTGCGCATGATCGCCAACCTGTGCGAGATCTCGCCGGACGACGTGCGCAAGATGCCGCTGCGCGACTATGCCCGACTGCAGGCCGGCGTGGCGCTTTTTACCACCTGACCCTGCCGCAGATCAGGCAGGGAGCGCTCGCCTTGGCCGGGCATACCGGCTGGGGCCTGCGCGAGATCATGACGCTGCGGGTGTCGAAGTTCATCTGGTGGATTCAGGGGTTGCCGGTACATGGCCAATAACGTTCAAACGACAACGATCACGATCGGCGGCTCGGTGTCCAAATCGCTGCAGGACGCATTGTCCTTCGCCAATGATGGCATCAAGCGCATCGGCACCGAGATGACACTGCTGGACCGCAGGCTTGCCCGTCTGAGCACGACGAGCAAGGAGTACGCCCGCATGCGTACCCAGGTCGACGCGTTGCGTGCCTCGCAGGAGGCACTGGAGCGCATCGAGGCAAAGCGCACCGCCAATCTGGAGAAGCGCGAGAAGCTCGGCTCGGCATTCGGCGAGGCACGCGGTGCGCTTGGCACAGCGGTTACCGCGCTGGCCAAGCCGGTGGAGAACGCCTCCGGCTTCGCCCGCCAGAACCAGCAGATTGGCGTGGCAGCCAACCTCAGCCGGGCCCAGGTGAGCGCGCTGGGCCGAGCCATCCTGGAACAGTCGCGTACGACCAACCAGGGTGCCGATGCTTTGCAGCGCTCGATCAAGTTGATGATCGATGCCGGCATGGATGCACAGTCGGCGCAGGCCAGCCTGGGCGCGGTCGGGCGGACCACCACCGTCACGGGCGCCAGCATCGATGATGTGGCCCAGGCCGCGGCCGCCTTGCAGCAGTCGTTCGATATCGATCCCTCGCGCATGCAGAACGCGCTGGACGTGCTGGTCGTCAACAGCCGGCAGGGCGGTCTGGGCCTGAAAGACATGGCCGAGGTGCTGCCTGCCCTGGGTTCGTCGTTCGAAGCGATGAAGCTGCAGGGCACGTCGGCTGCCGCCACCCTCGGTGCCGCCCTTCAGGCCACGCTGGATTCGGCCGGCGGCGCCGACAAGGCCGCCAGCAACATGAAGAGCTTCATGTCGTCCGTCCTGTCGCCGGAACTGCAGAACAAGGCAAAGAAGAGCCTCAATCTGGATCTGCGCAAGATCATTGGTGACGCACAGACCGACGGCGGCAATCCCTTCGATGCTGCGATGCAGGGAATCATCCAGGCCACCGCGGGCGACCAGAAGAAGATCGGCGCCCTGTTCGGCGATGCCCAGGCGAAGAACTTCGTCCAGCCGATGATAGAGAACTGGGACAGCTACATCCGGATCCGCGACACGGCCCTGAACGGATCATCGGGCACCACCGATGCCGCCTACGTGGATGCTATGCAGACCGATCCGCAGAAGATCGAAGGCGCGAAGATCGCCGTGGACAATCTGTCCAAGGCCTTCGGCGCCGCCCTGCTGCCTGCGGTGGGCGAAGCGGCGGTCAAGCTGACCGAACTGCTGAACGGGGTCACCTCGTTCGTGCAGGAAAACCCGAAGCTGATCGCCAACACCACGCAGATCGTGGTCGGCATGCTGGGCATGCGCACGGCGGTGCTCGGCGCACGCTACGCCTGGACGTTCCTGCAGGGCCCGATCCTGGCTGTGCAGAAGGCGTGCGAGCTGTTCCGGGGCGGCAGCCTGCTGGCCCAGATGGGACGCTTCGGGCCGATGGCCATGCGCCTGGCATCAGGCTTCCGCATCGTCGCTACCGCCGTCGGTGCAATCGGTGGTGGACCCATCGCTCTTGCGGTCGCCGCCATCACCGCCGGCGCCCTGCTGGTGCGCAAGTACTGGGAGCCGATCAAGGCGTTCCTGGGCGGCGTATGGGAAGGCCTGAGCGGTGCAGGCACTGCGGCGATGGGGGAACTGATGCGCGCGGTCGAACCGCTGCGCCCCGCTTGGGAGGTCATGAGTGGCCTGATCGGACAGGCCTGGGATTGGCTGTCAAGGATGCTCGCACCAGCGCAGTACACCGGCAACGAGCTGTCACGGGTTGCCCAGATCGGCAGCTTCCTCGGTACCGTTCTGATGGAAGGCCTGCGAATGAACATCCAGCTCATCAGCGGCCTCGTGCAGTACGTCGTCTGGATGGGCAACGTGTACACGACCGTCGCCAGCGGGATCGGTAGCGTAATGAGCATGATGTGGACCACGATCAAGTCCGGTGCCGAATCCCTGTTCAACTGGCTCGTCCAGAAGCTGGATTTCCTCATGCCCTACGTCGTGAAGCTGATGGGGTTCGTCGAAGGGGGAATTGGCAAGGTCAGTGCGCTGGTCGGCAAGGGCCTGGATTTCGGGAAGGAGGTACTCACAGGCAGTGCTGAAGCAATCGGCAACGGCATGATCGGGTACACCAACATGCGGGCCGGCGGTCGAGGTGGCCTGGATGATGCCGCGGGCCTGGTCGGGGACGTCGCCACGCTGGACGGCCCGGGTGCTGGAAAGCGATGGGCAGGCATCAGCGAGGCCACTCGCGGCCGCACCGCGCCCGAGATGCCCTCGCCCTCTCCGCGCGGCGTCACCACCGTGCAACAACAGCAGACCAACAACATCACCATCCACCAGCAGCCGGGTGAATCCAGCGAATCCGTAGCACGTCGCACCGCCGACGAACTGCAGCGTCGCAACGCGGTTGCCGCCCGTGGTGGCCTTGCAGACAGGAATTGAGCATGAAGCGCGAGTTCGTAACCGGCACAGTGGACAAGCTGCTGTCGCAGTTCAAAGCCAACGATTCCGGCAACGCGCCAGTGCTGCTGATGCTGGGGGGCTTCAAGTTCAGCCTCAACACCGCCGTGTTCCAGGATATCCAGCAGAGCAACGAGTATGGCTGGGCAGCGCAGGAACGCATCGGCCAGATGGCTGCGCTGCAGTACACCGGGCCAGGCAAGGCCAGCATGACGCTGCCTGGCGTCATCCACTACGGGTTCCGCGGTGCCGGCAATGAGCTCTCGCAGCTGCGCAGGCTGGCCGCGCAGGGCAAGCCACAGCGGTTGCTGACCGGCAAGGGCGGGAACCTTGGGCTGTGGGTCATCGACAAGATCGACGCCACTGCCTCCGGTTTCACTGCCGATGCTGGAATCCAACGGCACGAATTCACCCTCTCACTGCGGAAGCACAGCGATGGCACGAACGTATAACACCCGCGACGGCGACGTTGTCGACCGCATCGCGTACACGCATTATGGCGAACAATCACCGGCCATCCTGCGTGCGGTATTCGACGCCAACCCGGGGCTTGCTGCACGCGGGGCCGTACTGCCTGCGGGCATGGCGATCACCCTGCCTGATGTGCAGCGCCCAGCAAACGAACGCAAGGGAGTGGCCCTGTGGGACTGAACATCGCACCTGCCTTCCGCGTGGTCGCCAACAGCCAGGACATCACCGACAAGATCATGTCGCGCTTCAAGTCGCTGCGCATCACCGACGAAACCGACAACAACTCGGACACGCTGGAACTACAGCTGGCCGATCATGATCCTTCCGATCCGATCCAGCTGCCACCGGTGGGCGCGGAGCTGGAAGCCTTCATTGGCTACGACGGTGACGTGCGGCGCATGGGCCTGTATATCTGCGACGAGGTGGAGATTTCCGGCTACCCGGGCAGCATGACCCTGCGCGCACGCGCCGCGCCGTTCGAAGCCAGCAAAGGCGGCAAGAACGATCTGCAAACACAGAAGACGCGCACCTGGAAGAAGGGCACGACCATCGGCGGCATGGTGCAGCGCATGGCCGGCGAGCACGGAATGGCCGCAGCCGTGAGCGGATCGCTGGCGTCGATCTCGCTGCCGCTGACAGTGCAATCGCAGGAATCGGACATGAACCTACTGCTGCGCTTGGCGAAGCAGCATGACGCCATCGCCAAGCCGGGCGGCGGTCGCCTGATGTTCATCAAGCGCGGCGAGTCCACGAGTGCCAGCGGCGAGCGGATTCCCGACACCACCCTGACCCCTGCCGATGGCAGTGCTTACAAGGTGAACATCGTCTCGCGCGAGAAGACCGGCACCACCATCGCGTATTACCGTGATGTACGTGGTGCCAAGCGCCGGGAGATAAAGGTGGGCAGCGGCGAACCGATCGTACGCTTGCGCATGGCCTACGCTGACCGCGAAACCGCCGAAGCCGCAGCGCGCGCCAAGCATCAGGAACAAGCCCGGCAGACGCGTACGCTCAGCTACACCCTACCCGGCCGCGAGACGCTGATCGCCGAGGCCACGGTGGTGATGCAAGGCTTCCGCGACGGCGTAGATGGGCAGTGGCTGGTCAAGCGTGCAGAGCACAGCATCAGCCACGACGGCTACGTGACCAGCATTGAGTGCGAACAACCCAACAGCGCCGACGCAGTGAAGGCGGCCAGGAGTGCGGCAGCTACCGAAGGCGAGCAGGTCGGCAGCGAAGTGTAGATCCACGCCATGCGTGGATGCTTTTCCCGCATCAACTCACGTACTGCGCCTGTCCATTACCAAACGACCAGTTCTCCTTCTTCACCTCCACCAGGTTGATGAACACATCCTCGCGGCGGATGCCCACCGCCGCATGCAGTCCATCGGCGATGCCGGCGTACAGCGCCTTCTTCTGCTCCAGCGTGCGCCCTTCGTTCCAGGTGATCTGGATGCAGATGAAGTCGTCGGTGCGATCCACGCCCAGGTAACCGGGGTCGTAGATCAGCGTGCCGGGCGCGTGTTCCTGGAAGATCTGGAAGCGATCGTTTTCCGGCACGCCCACTGCGCGCATGGCCTGGTAGATGGTTTCGCCGACGCGTTGCAGGTAGTCGGCGGATTTACCTTTGCGAAGATCGATGCGGGCGAGCGGCATGGTGGCACTCCAGAGTGGATGGGCACGGCAACGGGCTGAGACTACGCCTGCCCGGGGCGGCGGGACAGCGCAGGGATGGAACCCTCTGGCTCCATGCGTGGCATGGTCCCGCCTCAGCCGCGCGGGGTGACGCGATTGCCGTGGCGGCGTCGCTCTGGAGTCATCTCGTGCACGGTTGGCAGGGGCGGCGATGTGCGCCATCAGTGATGGGCCGCACTACTCGCAGGTGTCGGACGGCACACAACGGGAAATGTCTGGCCTGCCTAGGGACGGTTGAGAACTTTCCTTACAGACCGATGTGATTGCCCGGCCAGATGATCGCCGCGCCGAGGCAAGACGCCTTGGCCGGGATTGGCGTCTCGAATAAACGAATGAACACCCATCGCTGCGGTTTGCGCCGCAGCAGAGAGAATGTATCGATTGCCTCCATGGCGGCCGGTGCGTGGGGATCGACAGATCCGCCAGGCCTTCTTCTCGATGGGAGTTCGTTTGCCTTGGCACGCCAACCCGCACCGTCCGCCACCTTCACTCCGGAAGGTGGCCCTACGCCAGTGAGGGTTTCGCCATGACCAACCGCACCGCCGTCCATCCCCGCCTGCACACCCTGATCGGCGACGTCGCGGCCGATGTGCCGGAAGACCTCGCACGCGAGATCGAGTGCGCCCTGAACGAACAGAACCTTCCGACGCAGTCGGCCACGTTCTTCGCCCGTCTCAATGCGATCAACCATGCCGACGGTGATGACGGACAGCCGTGCATCAGCCTCACCCTCGGCGCCAGCAATCACGCTTCGTTGCGCCGCTCGCTGTCTGGGCTCGGCGCGTTGCTCGATCTGCTGCAGGCCGCCGACCGGGCGCGCAACAAAGGCGGTCCGAACGAGCAGTTGGGCGCCTTCCATATCGACGGACTGATCGTGGCCGCACGACAGTTGGTGCGCGAGGCACATCATTGCCTCTCCAGCGGCGATGCCTGACCGGCCCGGATGTGCTCCCGCTACAATCGCGCAGGGAGCGCAGGAGACCGCAATGGACGCCGAACACCTGGAGTACTTCAAGGCCGCACTGGAAGGCCGCGCAACCGTGGGCTGGAACGTCTGGTTCGCCGCCAACCAGCACGCGCTGGCACAACAGCTGAGCCGCCCTGCACTGCTGCGCCTGAAGTTCAGCACACTGGATGAAGCCGAACGCCTGCTGGCCGAGGCCGGCATCGTGCCCCGCAGCACAGCGGGCAAGCGCTACGAAATGTACTGCGCGCAGTTCTCGCCGGACGTGGTGGACGCGAACGGTCGCCCGCTACCGGCGATCTGGCGCGCGGCGCACGGCGGTGCCATCGGCCTG